TATGTGACCATTAAGGCAAACGCTGTTATCGGTGGCGATGGCTTCGGCTTTGATTCCCGTGGCGAGAATGTGCCGCACTATGGCAGGGTGATAATTGAGGATGGCGTTTCTATCGGATCATGTACCTGCATTGATAGGGGAACACTGGGAGACACTATCATCCGTAAAGGCGCAATGATTGACAACCTTGTTCACATCGCCCACAATGCCGACATAGGCGAATATGCCTCAGTAATAGCTAATGCAATGGTAGCAGGCAGCGTGAAGGTAGGTGAAAGGGCATGGGTAGCACCTTCGGCCTCGATCCGAAATGGACTATCTATCGGTAAAAATGCCGTTGTAGGGCTTGGAGCTGTTGTTGCCTCATCGGTTGCGGACGATGTGACCGTGCTTGGCAACCCTGCCGTGCCTATGGCTGAATTTAAGCGAATGCGTGAGGCTCTCAAAAAGATGATAGCATGAAGATACTGATTCTTGACAGCTACTATCGTATGCGTGACATGGCGCAGATGGACATCTACAAGGCGATGGAATTAAGCGGCCATGAGATAATTTACGGCAATCAGCTTGAGTGGTGGCGGTCTATGCAATGGGCTGGTGATTACGATGCTTTATATCTCGGATTGGTACATGAAAATATGGGCATTGATTGGCCTGCTCTTTATTTTCTTAATCATGGCCGACCCATCTACTTTGACCAAGCCGATAACGAGGAATTTGTATCTAAGCACAAAGCAAGGCCATATCTCAAAGAAAAGCATACCGTCATTTCAAGGTACTTGCCCAATGCCAGGATTGAATCTTTCGTTGCAAAAATTGGGTATAAGCTGCATTTAATGCCCTGGTATGTGGATGCTGACCGCATCCGAAGTATGGCCGGAACTCAAAGCAAAGACATTGATGTGTCGTTCATTTGCAGCAAGGAAGGGATACAGCGCAGGGGGGAAATAAACGAGGTAGTGAATCAATGCGTTAGGGAGTTCGGCCTAAGCCATTGCCTCGATGATTTATTCGCAAGTGCATACTATCGAATGCTTGCACGAAGCAAAGTATTGATAATTGAATGTGACCGCAAATGCCTTACACAAAAGTACATTGAGGCGGCTGTATTAGGCTGCCACATCATCGGTGACCGACCAATATATCCGGCCAACAATTTGCAAATGACGGAATGTAATTTAATGGATAAGCAAAGCATTGCTCACGCAATTAATTCTATTATAAATACACAGCCTCCTGACAATTCGGCATTCATCGCTGAGTATTGCAACCACAACAACCTTAAACTTCCCTTCTGATGTATCTGCAAGAAATCCGTGCAAGGCAGGCAATGGATGAACTCGGCATAAAGGGTGATGTTGAGGTGATACACTCAGCTGATCCGAAGACATTTATCAATGGCGTTGAGTACTCGCTTGTATTCCCTCGGATGATAGGCAAGTATTGGTCACCTGTCAAGAAGCAATGGCACGCCTGCTTCATAGGTCACATGACACCGCAGCGCAGGGAATGGCTTAACCGCTTTGAGAATGTGCTAATCTACGAATCTGATAAAGGGCGCACGGAAAAAGAGCGTGACTTCGATTTGTTCTATTTTAAAACAATTGCACGGAGCAAGTACGCCCTCTGCCCTTCGGGTGATTTTGTATGGACTTACCGCTTCTTTGAAGCTTGCCTGAATTATGCATTTCCTATCATTGAGCAAGAACATCCTTTGTATGAAGGTTTCCGCTATGGAATAGGGCAGTACGTGGACTTTACCGAAGATGATATATTGCACAATTATAAACTCGCTGAACAGCGGCATCGCCTATGAAAGCCTACTGGTTCTTAGAAGATACATGGACACCTAAGCACGGCAATATTGGCGACATTGTGAACCCGATGATATTGGAATATGTGACCGGTCAGAAGGCTGAACTGAGCGAAGGCGATGGCCGTGTGCTTGCCTGCGGGTCAATTGTCAGCCATATGCACGATGATGACATCCTGTGGGGCTGTGGTATAATTAAGCCGATGGCATTGCCCAAGTGTCAGGGGGTGAAGATTCCAATGGTGAGGGGACATTATACTAAGTTCGGGCTTAAACTAAGTGGCTATGATGTAGAGAGTACAATCTTTGGCGACCCCTGCCAGTTATTGCCTGAAATGATGCCACGTAAGCGCACGGATGATTACATGATCGGGGTCGTTTCGCACTACATCGAAGAATCTGAAAGCCGTGCCACATTCAAGGGCGATGAATTTCATCACATCAATATCATTTCAGATGTTGATACCTTTGTATCAGAAATTAATAAGTGCGCTGTGGTCATTTCCTCTTCCCTGCATGGCATTATCATTTCCGAAGCATACGACATCCCCACCCATTTCTATCAGTTGACTGATAAAGTCATCGGGGGAGAGTTCAAGTTTCAAGATTATTATTGGGGGCAGAATCGCCACTTTGTAAATCTTCGCAAGTATGATCCGATGAGTGTTTATTCTAACGCCATTTGCATGATTCCTCCCACCTTCATAGATAACCAAACAATTAAACAATCCTTAATCTCAGCCTTATGAAAGAGTGCCCACGCTGTTTGATGACCGCAGACATTGCCGCAATAGGTCATACCCAATGCGAATACTGCGACCTGCACGACCAACAGGAAGCAGCCTACAACCCGGAGCAAGTCGCTGCCTGGGTTGATGCTATCAAGATTGACGGACTCGGAAAGCCCTACGACTGCCTTATCGGGGTCTCAGGGGGCTTCGACTCATCATGGCTGTGGTACTTGGCCGTTAAGCATTTGGGTCTCAGACCTCTTATCATGCATTGCGATAACTCGCAGAACGAATCCTTTGCAGGGCGCAATATCCTGAGAATGGAAAAGCACCTCGGTACACCTGTTCAATACATTTACCCTCAGTCGCAAGCGGTCTATGATGCAGCCGTGAAAACCATGCTATTAGCCGGCACACCTGATGCCGACATTGTGAATGACCTCTACATGACTAAGCAAATGTATGAGCTTGCACGTAAGCACCGCATACACTACATTCTTAATGGTCACTCATTCCGCACCGAAGGCTCAACACCCAAGCCGTGGACTCGCTTAGATTCCGGCTACATGGCACGCTTATACAAGGCTCGCACAGGTGAACGCCTGCCAATGGAGTACCGCCTGACTATACTTGATCAGGCACGCTATGGGTGGCACGGAATCCGCAACATCAGACCCTTTCACCACATGGAAGTTGATACCTACGAAGCAAAGTCAATCCTCAAACGGGAGTGCAATTGGACGGACTACGACCTCAAGCATGGAGAAAACAGATACACCGCCTGGGCAGGCTATGTTCTACTGCCGAACAAATTCCACATCGACAAACGCAGGGTGTACCTGTCGGCTCAGATTCGTTCCGGCCTCATTTCAAAGGTTGATGCCCGGGCAAAGCTCAAAGAACCATGCCACGTTAAGCCTATCAAAGACTACTTCGACCACATCGGACTGATAGAAGAGCAGGTGCTTCATGCTCCACCCGTTGACCGCACACGCTACCGCCTGACCAACTACCGCAAGTACCGCTGGCTGATTTGGATACTCGTTAAGGCTGAGATACTGCCGTACACGTTCTATGTCAAGTACTGCCGCTAAAGTTGTAACTTTACACTATGTCAACAAACAAGGTTATTCTTGATTGGGAGAAGATAGGCGAGATGCTTAGAGCAGGCATAAGCGGGGAGCAATGCGCTGCCCGTTTAGGTATTCATAGCAATACCCTTTATGTCAGATGTAAGGAAGAGACAGGATTTGACTTTGTGACATTTCGAGCAGAAAAGCGGGCTGAAGGTGATGCGTTTTTATTGGAGAAGCAGTACGAAATTGCCTACAAAGAAGGCGATAAAACCATGCTCATATGGCTCGGAAAGCAACGCCTTGACCAGAAGGACAGAGCGCACAATGAGGTCAGCACGCCACAGGGTGAAAAGATACTAATCGAAATTTATGATCCTAAGAAAGCTGAAGGCAACGGAAGTCCTGAGGCATCTTGAGGACAGCAATAAGCGCATAATTGTTGAACAAGGTGGGGCAAGGTCAGGTAAGACTTACAATATTCTTATTTGGCTGATTCATCAAGCGTATCAACGTACGGGCTTAGTGTTCACGATTGTCCGTAAGACCCACCCGGCAGTTAAGGCCACTGTGTTCCGTGACTTCGTAGAGATACTGCAATCCATTGAAAAGTTCGATGAGGCACGACTGAATAAGACAGACCTTATCTACGACCTCAACGGCAATCTGTTTGAGTTTATCTCAGTTGACCAACAGCAGAAGGTAAGAGGGCGTAAGCGTGACTATCTATTCATCAATGAGGCCAACGAGTTGCTTTATGATGACTTCATACAGCTATCGCTTAGAACTACAGAGCGCATAATCTTGGACTACAACCCGTCAATGATGTTCCATTGGATTTATACCGATATTATTCCGAGGGCTGACTGCGACTTCTTCCAAACCACATATCGAGACAATCCGTACTTAGAGCCATCTATCAGGGCTGAAATTGAACGGCTAAAGGAAGTGGACGAGACCAATTGGCGCATCTATGGCTTGGGTGAGCGTGGGCAGCATGAGGGGCTTATCTTTAGCAATTGGAAGCAGGTGGATGAGATTCCAGAAGACTACCGCTCCCGTGCTTGGGGGCTTGACTTCGGATACACCACAGACCCATCGGCATTAGTAGAACTCAGGCTTACATCGCACGGGCTGTACGTTCAGGAGCTATTCTACAAGCAGGGTATGCTGAATCGCCACATCTCAGACGAGTTCAAACGCTTACAGATAGGAGAGGAAGACCGCATCACAGCTGACTCATCAGAGCCGAAATCTATAGACGAACTGCGAAGCTATGGATGGCGTGTAAGGGGTGCTGTCAAAGGCCCTGACTCGGTTCGTAATGGAATCGCATTGCTGCAACAGCAAAGTATCTTTGTAACAGCAAATAGTCTTAACTTGATCAAAGAGTTACAGAATTACAAATGGCGTGAATTGAAGGACTCTTCAGCATCGGAGCGCAGATATGACTCTGAGCCGGTTGATGCTTTCAATCATGCTATTGATGCCATGCGCTATGGGGCGCAGGCCATACTTACCAAGAAAGAAAAAATAATACTGACATGACAATACGGGAGCGATTAGGGTTGATGTTACTCAAGGGCAACAAGGTAGTAGGGGGCGAAGCGCAGCAGATGCAGCCCATGCCAACACAGCAGGTCAAGCAACTTATGCCCGATGGAAAGTATTGGACATATTACGTGAATAACGGATGGGGTTCAACCTTGCCCGCCTCATCCCTTACTTACATTGACGAAGGCTATGCGGGAAATTCGGATGTATATGCTATCATCGCTTATACTTTGAAGGCAGCGGGGGGCATCCAATGGAAGGCCACTAAAGATGTCAGAGGGGAGCAAGTGCCATTAGAGCCAACGCACCCTGTAAGCCGTATGCTCAAGTATGCGTCACCGATTCAGCCCTTTGCAGAGTTCGTGCAGAATTGGTTAGGGTACAAGCTGCTACTCGGCAACTCCTACAACTACTACCTCAAGCCTGAATTTGGAGTCAATGCAGGAAAGCCCGTGCAGATGACCTCACTACCTGCCCACCTTATCGAAGTGCAGATAAACCGAGCCACCGGAGAGGTGACAGGCTACCGCTTCAACAATGGTATTATATTGCCTGTTGAGGATGTGAGCCACGCTAAGAACTGGAATCCGCAGGTGCAGAAGGAAGGCACTTTGTACGGCTTGAGCCCTTTAGCCGCTGGTCTTCGCTTGCTTACCATGTCAAACAACGGATATGATGCCGAAGGGGCTTCGGTTGCCAACGGGGGCGTAAAGGGTATCTTATCGGGCAAGGCCGAAGACGATTGGTCAACATCCGAAACCTCACGCATACAGGACTCGTTCAACCGTGACTACATGGGGGCTGAAAACTATGGTAAAATAGTAGTGACCTCGGCAGCGATGCAATGGGCGCAAGTTGGCGTATCACCTGCCGATCTTGAGCTGATGGATGCCCTCAGGCTGACGAAGCAGCAACTCTGCTCGCTGTATGGTTTCCCATCGCAGCTACTCAATGACAAGGAAGGGTCGCTCTACAACACCTATCGGGAAGCAAAGAAAGTGTTCTATACAGATATGCTTTTGCCTGAACTCAGGATACTTGAAACCACACTACAGCACTACCTCGCTGAACCTTACGGCTCGGACATTAGCGTGAGCATGGACACCTCGAATATCGAAGTGCTGATGGACAACATGGTCGAGCTTTCGCAATGGCTCGGTGCTGCTTGGTGGATAAAGGCCATTGACAAGCAGCGGATCATGCGGCAACCTGAAGACCCTGAAATGGACAAGTACTTTATTCCTTCGGGGCTGATGACCTTAGACGAACTTACCGGCATGGATGATGACCTGATGAAGATTAACCCGATAATCAAGTGAGCGAAAGAGATAGGCGTAAGGTAGCACGGCAGATATTACTCTTACGTGCCAAATTAGAGCCGAAGGTTCGCAGGCTGATGCAGAAGGCTTTGCGTGAGACATCGGAGATAAGCAGGCAGTTGATTGTCTCGCAGCAGTTTGATTCTATCAAGTATGCTGAGTATCCTGCTGAGCACTTGATGAAAGCGATGGAGAAAGCCTATGTGAAGGTGGGCATCCCGTTTGCAAAGGCAACACAGGCAAGCATTATCAAAGCTGATACTTTCGATGGCGATTGGTGGACTGCCTTCTTTGAGAGCTATGCTAAGAATAGCATGGGGCCGAGGGTTAATGGGATATTAAATTTCTACGAAGCCACTATATGGGATGGGGTTGGGAAAATTTTAACTAATGGGCAGGCTCAGGGCGATAGCTATGCTGAGATGGCTAAGAGGATGCTCAACGATTTAGAATTGAAGACGGAAAAATTAGCGATGAGTATAGCCCGGACTGAGACGGTGGCAGCATCGAACTACTCACAGCTTGAAGTGGTAAAGTCAATGGGTACACCTGAAAATATGGTCAAGGTGTGGTACACTATCATTGATGACCGCACGCATGAAACGCATATCGAAGCTAATGGTAAACGTGTAGGTATTAGTGAACAATTCTCAGTAGGTGGTTTCCCATGTGATTACCCTGCCGACAATGTACTGCCAGCAGAGGAAAGATATAATTGCAGATGTCAATTGCTGTATGAATTCGTGACAGGTGATGCCGAGTTCGAGGCACGTTTGCAGCAGGAATAATCAGAAATGTAGTGCGAGGTGGTGCGTATGCAGCGCAAAGGGGCTGTAATGGTGGTGCTAACGTATGCACAAGAAATAACTATGTAACTTTATCAGCCCCCCTGATAAATGGCTTAATTTGGATGAAATTGCATTCTAACATATTGCTATAAGTATCTATATCAGCACATTACAAATATATTAACAATTTACGAACACAGGACAAAAATGTTATCAGCCCCCTATCAGCCCCCTTTAAGGGGGGGTGATAAGTACCCTGAAGGGGGGGTGATTTTTATTAGTGATAGCAATGCTTACAGAGTGTTGTTGTGTGTTTTATAGGGGGTTTTGCAAGGTTTCCCTTTCAATAAGAAAGAAAGTGGACAAAGAAAGAATTAACTATCTCTTCCTAACGCGATATCAAAGCGCGCGCGTGTACGTATACGCGTGAGAGGTTGCCACTATCCGCAAATCCGTATAAAATCCACAGCAGGGGGGCGTGTCGAAAAGCCTATGTTTTGAATTTAACTTTGTTGCATGGATATGCTGTTCAAATCAATTCAGGGAGGTATCAAGGATGTCGACCTGTCGAAGCGCATGGTAAAAGTGGCTATAGCTGCCTTTGGCAACAAGGACTCTTACGGGGATATTATCGAGCATGGGGCTTTCACAAAGACCATTGCAGAGAATGGCCCGGCAGGTAAAGGCCGCATCCGTCACTTCAAGAACCACGATTTTTATATGGCCGTGGGCGAGCCGCAAGAACTCTACGAAGAAGGCGACCACCTCATCATGGTCAGCAAGGTGGCATCTACCACCCTGGGCAAGGATACCCTCATCGAATACCAAGAGGGCTTGATTAAAGAACACTCCATCGGTTACGGGGTCGTAAAGTCCGAAGATGAAGAAGACGAGAATGGCAAGCCCCGTGCAAAGCGTCTGAAGGAAATCGTGCTATGGGAAGGTTCATCGTTGACAGGATGGGGCGCAAATCCAAACACGCCATTCCTCGGAGTCAAGGCTCTGAGCGATAGAATGGACAAACTTGAACAATTACTCACCGCTACGGGCTTTTCCGATGAGCGGTACAAAGCGATGGAATCAACATTGACCGAACTCAAGGAAGTGATGACAGCACTCAAGCAAGGATTCGAGCCG